TATGGAGCAGTTGTAGTAGCTCGTAGGAGTGGTAAGCCCCAAATAAAAATCCTCAACAATTTAGAATTGCGAGGATCAGAAAGTATATTTTTAGATAGAGTGGATCGTTACTACAAAAACCTAAAACAATTAGCTGTTGTCTAGTTCATCATCAGTCTCCATAGGAAAAAATTTATCATCAGGATCGGGGTAAACCCCACAGTCCTGTAGATATTGGATCGCATCATCTTCACGCTGGCTATCCAGTGCGGATTGATGGTTTTGTAAAAAAGAATCCATTAATGATTCTCCTTAATTGTTTCGTACAGGTCACTATCCCAATTTTGCATCTCTAATAATGCGTCATCAATTCCAGTATCTTGACGTATATTTTCAAAGTCAATATGGAACTGTTCTGTTAAATGATTCCTCATTTGATCGGGTGTTAAGTTGTTTACATAGTCTTTTACAAAACGTCTAACAAACTTGTCATAATCGTTTAGATTCATTGTTTTTTAAACCTCACAAGTAGTTTTGAATATGTTTCAAGAGTCTTACGGTATTCATCAAACCTACCGTCAGTGTGAAAGTCATTTGCACAGTCCAGTAAGTTTGAGAGTATTTCGTCTTTACTATCTTTTAGTTGTTTCCCTGGGTCGGGTTTTGAAATTTCCCATTTATACAGATTTAGTTGATCTTTGTAGTATCTATACGCAGTGGCTATTGGAACACCATGATCTTCCGTAAGAATTTCAACTATATCTTTTCGAGATAGTTTATCCTTCGGTTTTTTCTTTTCATTCTCTACTAACGTAGTCATAATGAAATTTTCAGCAGTGTCCTTATCCATTCAATAACCTCCTTTTATGTTCTCTAGCTTCATTAAGAGAGTCATGAAATTCGATTACTTCGTACAGGACACTATCAAAGTTATAGTCATCCCAATACTCTTTCCATATTTCGTACAAACTGGTACGATTCTTATTTTCAGGGTGTTTCATATTCCACTTGAGTAGAATATAGTACGGTTTAATTTTCATTGAACTTAGCGTATTTAATAAAAGTGGATTCAAACGCGTTATATAGTATGGTTTGATTATCTGGATCGGCCTGAGAATAGCAAAAAGCGAGGGAAGCTATAAAGCTACCCCCGAATCTGTCCATGTTGTCCAGTGCGGTATTTATTTGATGTTTATTCATTACCAACTTGAGTAGTAGATAAAATCATCAAAAGGTAAATCTTTAGTTAATGTGGGGAACTTTTCATTAAATTCCTCAGTAGTCATACTGCCGTTATAATTTTTTAAATTAAGGCATCTACACTTGTGAGCGTTTTCGGCTGCTATCTGGTACGCTATGATCTTGTCGATTTGTTTTTTAGTATTTTTTAAATCCTCAAAGTAATATTCATCATATTCTTGAGAACCAAAAAAGAATCCTTCAGAAGTAGGAAGTAACTCACTGGCTGCTGCGGTTGAAACTAAAGCTGGTTCGATAGTTTTACTAAGTAGTTTTAGTTGATCTAAAGAAACAGAATACTCTTCACAGTTATCCTTACCGCCTTGTACGTTTTGAACGAACCACTGGTGTATCTGGTTCGATTTTCTCCAATACATTAGAGGTAATTCCACAGAATAGCACGACCAAGAAGTGTCGTAGTCTATTGGAGCGTTCTCCATATCGTGGTTATTAAGAAAACTTTGAAATTCAAAAGTTCTCTCGAAGGGAGGTTTGTACTGTCCTCTGGGATAAATCCCGAATGTTTTTGTACCTTTTAAGTACATATCTAAGCCCATAAATTTAGGTGGTTTAGTGAACAATTTTATTATAGTATTATTGTAGTATTTTGTAAATAGTAAATTATCATTTATCAATTATCACTGATAATTCTGAGAATTTTTTGAAAATCGCCTTTCATAGTATCTGCTGCCTATAGCCTTGAAAAATGTCAAAAACGCCTTTCATAATAAAATAATTATTACTGCCAGAATCTTAGTCATAGCCTGAATTTTTTTGTGCAGGATAGTATGAAAAATTTTTCAGAAAAATTAGGGAAAAAAGTTTTCCACAGGACACTGCGAGTTTTCCACAGGTCAACCCGTAGTGGATACTATGAATATTTTTAATGGATCAATGATCCAATTTAATAATCTCTTATGTATTACAGTATTGCTATTAAATGAATATTAAATTAGAATATATAGGACACTATGTGTCATTTTTAAACAACCCAAATTTAAAACTAAAATGGAAAATCAAATCGAAATTTTTAAAAATCAGCTAGAAAATACATTAAGTATTTCTAATGAACAATTTTCAAAAAATTTGAATAATCAGTTAAATGCTGAATTATCAGGTTACGCAAACTCATCTAATGAAACTATTTATAAAGGGTCTAACTTTATAAATGATTCTTTTAAAAAAGATTTAAACATTATATGGAAAGAAAACGAGCTAGATTTTAAAGCGGTTAGACGTGATTTATTTTTTAAAAATGAATATGGAGAAATGATAAAAATTAATGATTATCAAGCAATATGCCACGATAAAAAAGACCAACTTCTTAATATTCCTAAGATGCAATATACAACATTACAACTAGATAGTATTAAAAAAGTTATTCAAGAAGTTAGAGGACAAACAACAATAGAAAGTATTATGAATATTGATAATAAAAGATTTATTTTTAATCTTGCTATTGATGACGCAATACAAGATGTACAAAATGGAGACCCCCATAAATTAAGACTTGCTATAGTATCAAGTCATGATTCTAGTGTTTCTTGTCACATATCATTTATTCACTTTAGAATGTTTTGTTTTAATCAAATGAATAAATTAAAACAGTCTAACCCTCTAGTTTTTAAACATACAAAATCTATTAATGATAATGTTAAAAACATCAATAGAATAATTGATTTTAAAAAGGGAGAATTTACAAAATCAATAGAGGATTATAAGTTAATGGTACGAAAACAAATTAAAGAAGAACAAGTTAAAGAAGTATTAGAAAATCTATTTATTGATAAATGGAAGAATAAGAAAGTATGCACCGATAGAGTTTTAAAAACCCAAAGAGATAAAACATATTTGGATTTGGTAGAGGTTAAACAGATTAAAGAGAATCTGGAGCGTGAATTTGAACAGAATGGAAGAACGGCTTACAGTTTACATAATGGAATTAATTATTACTACTCACATCAAATGGGAGCTAGTAATATTAATGACGAATCGGAAAAAGCAAGAATAAGAATGGAACAAAACTATTATGGTAAAAACGCAAGTATTATTGATAAATCAAAAGAACTATGTCTAGCTTTATAAATACTAAAGCTAACAACTAATAAAACTAGATCAGGAACTAAAAAACCTGATCTTTTTTTATGTTCTATCAGGTAATGAGTCTTAAATAAAACAGTTAAGAATCCTATAATTTTAAACTTGTAGAGGTGTATTTGTACTGTAACACATTAAAAAAAGTGTAATTCTTACTTCTAGACTTCAAAACTATTGCAAACACTAGGTTTTTTATAGTCAATTCTTACTAATCTCATATAAAAATTTAGTGTTTTATTCCTTATATTGTATTAGCTGATAGGTAAAAGTACGATATAATAAAGATAGGCAATATGCCTATTTTTAAACAACCCTAATTTAAAAAGGAGCTAAACCAATGACCACAACAACACAACCAAATCAAGTTAATTTACCTGAGGAAAATTTTGGTAAAGTCTTACTATCTGCACCGCTTAGTTTTTATATGGATAAAAACCCGGCGATAGTTGCAGAGGTTTTTGATTATCTGGAGCAACATTTTTTCAAAGGTATTTTTAATGGTGGCCGAGACAATCAGCAATTATGCAAACAAGTTATTGACTCAAATGGAGAAAAACACGGCGGTATTTTATACGGGTGGTACACACTAAGCACGGGCAGAAAAATTATGATTAAATGCGTGGGCTATGGAATTAAAGAAGAAAGTATGAATTTAGAACTTTATACAAAAGCAGATTACAACAACACAATGATTATGTTTCCAAGTGACGATTAACAAAAACTACATCAGGAACTAATCCAATGAAAACACCCACCCAAAAATTCAAATCTAAAATTAACAAAATTATTATTAAATTATCAAACAGCGGCAACCATACAGCCGCTTCACATCTTTATAAAACTTATTTTTTAAAGGATTAAAAACTATGTCATTATCAAGACCACATGAAAACGAAAAAAAGTTTTTTATTAGAACTTTTAAACATCTTGCAAATTGGTATCCACATCTAACACTAGATGAAACGCTAAAGCTAACACTAAAAAAACTAGAAAATGAACAACAAGTTTATCCAAATTTTTCAAGTCTTAAAGTATGGCAGCACCCAATAGACAAAGAAAACGTCAATAGAATTTAACTGTTTTTATTCTCTTACGTCATACCCACCCCATAACACCCCGACCACTATGGAACGCAACCACCCCAGAACCAAAGCCATAACGATTTATTTTAACAAACAATTTTTCGCTATGGTATTTTTTATAATTACATTTATTGGTGCGAGCTACTACGCGCCCGAACATTTACCGCAGCAGCCAACAGCCCAAACAAAATAAAAATCTAAGGAGCTGCACTATATACCACGCCGGCAAAAACCGCCGGCTTTTTTATTGCTTATTTATTCCACTAGCCACCGCACGCACAGGCCACCACATACACAAGCCACCGCACGCACGGGGCACTGTTGCAAAAATTTTAAAAATAAATTTATTACCCCTGAACCTACTGATAAATATACAAATTAAGACTACTTTTTCTTGTTTTCTACGCTTATAGATAATTGTGGAGTGTTTAGATTAATTGTCTCTTCACTCTCTCCAAGAACTTTTCCTAACGAATCCAATATCTGAGCAGCAGTCTGAAGCTGACCTCTCTTCATTGCTTTGTTAAAAAGCCTCATTCTCATTCCCTGGAGTCGTGAGATCATCTTTTCTCTATCTTTTTCCCAATCTTCATCGTTCCATTCTTTTACCTTGCCCCAATCTCTCCACGCTGTCTCTACTCCAATATTCTCTTTGGAAGCGTGATCGTGAACTAACTGTCTAGTTGTTAAGCCCTCAAGCTGACGATTATACAATCTTTGCCTTCTTGCTTCGATAACTACATCTGGATTTCTCTTTCCACAGACTTTACCACCCATAGGTGCGTTAGGACTGTCTACATCTGGTCGATAGTATGCTTGAGCCACGGACTAAATAAATACTAATACTTGAATAATAACCCTAAAAACACTGTTTAGTCGACTAAAACACGGAAATTTGTTCATATTTAAGCTATTCTTTACTACATGAGTACAAAAACAGCCGAAAATCTCTCCCTTCGATGGGCACAGGGGGAGGTGTTCAACGCAAAAAACCGATTTAGAGTCCTAGTGGCTGGCAGAAGATTCGGAAAATCATATTTATCCTGTATCGAACTTTTAAAAGCAGCAATAGACCGCCCTGGCGAAACCTATTTCTACTGTGCTCCCACATATCGCATGGCAAAAGACATCGCCTGGAAAGAAATAAAGAAACTTATCCCACGAGAATGGATACAGTCTAAAAACGAAACAGATTTAAAAATAGAACTAATCAATGGATCGCTAATCGAACTCAAAGGAACTGAAAATGCAACAACCCTGCGTGGCCGAAGCCTAGCTGGAGTAGTACTTGACGAAGCAGCCTTTATGGATTCCGATGTTTGGTTCCAAGTAATTAGACCAGCCCTCGCAGATAAACAAGGTTGGGCACTTTTTATCTCTACACCAGACGGCACAGCTTCATGGTTTTACGATTTATGGTGTTACGTTCCAGAGGATGAAACAGGTGACTGGAAACGCTGGAGCTTTACAACAATAGAAGGGGGTAATGTTCCAGAGGAAGAAGTCGAAGCAGCAAAGGCCCAACTAGATACCAGAACATTTAAGCAAGAGTTCGAGGCAAGTTTCGAGAATCTCACTGGTCTCGTTGCAGTCTCCTTTTCAGATTCCAACATTTCTACCGAAGCGGAGGACATATCTATCGCCCCACTTTTATTAGGGGTCGATTTTAACGTAGATCCACTTTGCGGAATCTGTGCTGTCCGCTACCGAGACATACTTTACGTCTTTGACGAGATAATTTTGACAGGAGGTGCAACAACCTGGGATTTTGCAGAAGAAGTTACAAATCGTTACGGAGTGGAAAGAAGAATTATTGCTTGCCCCGACCCAACAGGTGCAGCCCGAAAAACATCAGGAGTAGGCTCAACGGACCACACTATCCTGCGTAGAAGCGGATTCACCGTATCTTCCCCACGTTCACCCTGGAAAGTCCGCGACAAAGTAACTGCAATAAACACCGCACTATATGATGCAGCAGGAGAAAGGCGAACTTTAATCCACCCACGCTGCAAAGAACTTATAAAATCCCTCCGCACCCTGACTTACGCTCCAAACACGGGTATGCCAAACAAAAATCTTGGGGTTGACCATGCGTTTGATGCCTTTGGTTATCTTTGTCTACAACAATTCAACCTTGCAAAACCAGAGACATTAGGCCAAACTTCGTTTAGAATATATTAAGAGTTTCCTTTTTTCACTATGTATCACTCCACAACAAAGAAGAAGAAAAAGAAAAAGAAGGGAGGCAAGAAGAGAAGTGAATGTTCCTGTAAATAAAGCGTTATACTCTAGGGTAAAAGCAGAGGCTAAACGTAAATTTAAAGTTTATCCGTCTGCTTATGCCAATGCGTGGCTTGT